CTGGGCTGGCGGCTGGGTTCCCGTCCAACGCCCACGAGCGCCAGCAGGACCGTGAGCACGAGCGCATGCGCCGTCGCGGCCAGCAGGTTGAGATCGTGGACTCGTTCGAGCGGGTGGACGAGGTGCTGGCATGAAGGTCAATGCCATGATGATGGCCATGCTCGTCAAGGCCATGATCGACGGCACGATGACGTGCCGCGAGCTGGCCGCGGAGACCGGCCTGCACTACCTCACGGTGCTGCAGTACGGCAAGGCCATGCACAAGGCCGGCGCGGCCCACATCTCGGGTTGGGAGTTGGACTCCCTCGGCCGGTGCAGCATTCGCATCTACCGGCTCGGGCCCGGCAAGGATGCAAAGAAGCCGACGAGGACCCGGGCGCAGGTGTGCGCAGATCGACGGGCCAGGAAACGCGACGCAGAACTTCTAGGATTGAAGACATGAGCAGACTGGTCGATCTCTCCGGTAGGCGTTTCGGCATGTTGGAGGTTCTGGAGCGGGGCCCGGACATGCCTCGTGCCGACCACGGCGGTCGCACTCAGTGGTATTGCGTGTGCGACTGTGGTGCCCTGTGCTTGGTGGAGGGTTGCAACCTGAAATCCGGGAACAGTGAGTCGTGCGGTTGCACCCACGGTGAAAAACACGGAATGGGGCACCTACCAGAGTACAGAGTTTGGTGTGGCATGTGGAAACGCTGCAGCAACTTGAAGAGCAAGTCCTACCGTAACTACGGCGGGAGAGGGTTGGAGGTCTCCGAGAAGTGGTCAACATTCAGCCGGTTTTACCAGGACATGGGGCCACGACCGACGCCTTGGCACACCTTGGAGCGGGAGAGGAACTCTGAAGGCTACGGGCCTGGCAATTGCGTGTGGGCCACGAGAAAAACCCAAGGTAACAACCGGAGAGGTAACTTGCGGATTACTGCATTCGGGGTCACAAAAACATTGGCTCAGTGGGCAGAGAGCACCAAGCTGAAAAGTAGCACCATTCGGTACAGAATCGTGGTATCTGGGTGGACCCCAGAAGAAGCACTAAGCAGACCGGTGCAATGACGTTACGCCATCTCACCCCTCGCCCCTTCCAGCCGCTGATGTGGAACCACATCGTGGAGCACCACCGCAGCATGCTGTTGGTGCCCATGGGTATGGGAAAGACAAGCTCGGTGCTGATGGCCATCTCCATCCTGCTGATGTCCGGGTCGGCCCGCAAGGTGTTGGTGCTGGCCCCGCTGCGCGTGGCCCAGAGCACGTGGCCGGACGAGGTGAAGAAGTGGGCCGAGTTCTCACACCTGCGTGTGTCGACCATCGTTGGCACTCCAGTCGAACGCCTGGCGGCCTTGAAGGTGAAGGCTGACATCTACACTACCAACTACGACAACCTGGTCTGGTTGATCGAGACGGTGGGTGACAAGTGGTTCTGGGACATGGTAGTGGCAGACGAGTGCACGCGCACAAAAAACTTCCGTACGAAGCAGGGCGGCAAGCGCGCGCAGGCGCTGAGCAAAGTTGCCCACAAGCACGTGAAGCGCTGGGTTGGGTTGACAGGGACTGTGGTACCCAACGGTGTCAAAGACCTGTGGGGCCAGATGTGGTTCATCGACCAGGGCGCCAGGCTGGGCAGCACCTACACGGCGTTCATGAACCGGTGGTTCGGGTTCCGGAATGCGAAGGACGCCGCGAACAACTCCGGCAAGGCGTACGTCGAGAGGATCCCCTTCCCGCACGCGCAGAAGGAGATCGAGGTGCTGGTCAAGGACGTGTGCCTCACGCTCGACGTGAAGGACTGGTTCGACGTGAAGGATCCGGTTGTAAACACTCTTTACGTGGACCTGCCGCCGAAGCAGCGCAAGCACTACCAGGAGATGGAGCGCGAGCTGTACACGGTGCTGGAGAACAACGAGATCGAGGCGTTCGGCGCTGCTGCGAAGACGATCAAATGTCTTCAATTCGCGAGCGGAGCCGCATACATTAACGGGTCGAACGACGAGTGGGTGGAGATGCACGATGAAAAACTGCAAGCGCTCGAAAGCATCATTGAGGAGGCGGCCGGCGCGTCGGTACTGGTTGCGTACCACTTCAAGTCTGACCTTGCGCGTATACAGCGGCGCTTCCCGCAAGCCCGGGTCCTCGACAAGAAACCACAAACAATACTTGATTGGAACGAGGGGCGGATCGGACTCCTCCTTGCTCACCCGGCTTCTGCGGGCCACGGCCTCAACTTGCAAGACGGGGGCAACATCCTGGTCTTCTTCTCGCACTGGTGGTCACTGGAAGAGAGGCAGCAGATCGTCGAGCGGATCGGCCCGGTCCGTCAGCTTCAGGCCGGACATGATCGACCGGTCTTTATCCATCAGATCGTTGCTCGTAATACCGTGGACGAGGATGTGATCGCACGCATTTCAACCAAGCAGGATGTCCAAGACGTTCTGCTGCAAGCACTGAAGAGGAGATTGGAATCATGAAGTTGATCTACAGCCCGGTGACCGGTGTCCGGCACGTTGACGTTTCACTGACGGCGGAGGAGTACCGGGAGCTGTGCCCGACCGAGTCGTGGGCCTTCAACCCTTTGACGGGGAAGCGTCGTGCCACGTACGACGTGGTGCACGACCCCCAAGGGCTGATGATCGTGGCTGGTGAGGAGTTGAAGGCAGCCGCGGGGGTGCTGGACAAGCAGCCGGTACCGACCGAAGGTCGGATGCTCTACGACCCGGAGACCAACACCGTCATCGGGGTGCCCACCGACACCCTCACCGACACCCTCACCGACACCCTCACCGAACGCGGCAAGCGCTACGGCAAGTTCACCGACCACGCTCAGATATCTCAGGACCTGGAAGACGTGATGCGGGCCTGCCCGAAGTGGTCGGCGCTGGCAGCCGACCAGAAGGAGGCGTTGAAGATGGTCGTCCACAAGATCGCCAGGATCCTGAATGGCGACCCGAACTACGACGACTCGTGGGTGGACATCTCGGGCTATACCAAGCTGGTGGCCGACAGGCTGCAAGGAGTGTCACGGTGAGAGAACTTGCGCAACACATCCTCACCAACGCCAATGCGTTCGAGTGGTCCCTGCAAGGCATGGGCTTGCTCCGACTTCACCTGCCAAACCACTGCCGGCTGCATGTCTGGGACTCGCGGTTCCGCAAGCCGGGCGTCAGCATGATCCACGACCACCTGCAGTGGGGCCTGCACTCGACCATCCTTGCCGGGGTGATGACGAACCGCCGCTACGTCGAAGACGCGAACGGCACGGAGGTCATGCACATGACTATCAAGCCGGGGTACGGGTACTTCAAGAAGTCGGAACCCGCGGGTATTCGGCTGCGAGCCCTCCCTGCTGAGTTCTACCGCCCTGGAGAGACCTACTCGCAAGAGCCGAACGAGATCCACGAGACCGACGCCGACGACGGCACCGTCACGTTCATGCGCAAGTCGCCCACCACCGACGAGTCGGCCCGGGTGTTCTGGCCCCTTGGCCAGGAGTGGGGCAGCGCCGAACCGCGGATCGCGACCGCGGGTGAGGTGACCGCGATCACCGAGCACGCGCTGAAGCGGTGGTTCGGGGTATGAGCAAGCTGCTCGACTGGTCCGGCAAGACCTGCGTCATCCTGGCCAGTGGCCCAGGTCTCACCGAGGAGCAGGTCGAGCACGTCGGCGGCAGTACCGGCCCTTTGAGGTCGATTGCCGTCAACTCCACCTTCAAGCCCGCGCCCTGGGCCGACGTAGCGTACGCAGGCGACATGCAGTGGTGGAAGAAGTACCACAAGGAGGTCCCCGCGCCGATGCAGCGCTGGACCTGCGACCACCAGGCTGAGCACCACTACAAGATCAACCGCGTGAAGGGTGTCAACCGGCCCGGCCTGGGCCTGAACGTGCTGCACACGGGCGGGAACAGCGGGTACCAGGCGATCAATCTCGCGTTCCTGTTCGGCTGCCGGCGGATCCTGCTTCTGGGCTTCACCATGCGGGTGATCGACGGCCGCAAGCACTGGCATCCAGACCACCCGGCACCCCTCACTCAGGTGGTGCTTCCAGATGAGTGGCGCCACAAGTTCACGAAGATGGCGGATGATCTCAAGGCTCACGGCTGCACGGTTGTGAACTGCGATCCCTTGAGCGCGCTGACCTGTTTCCCGATGAGCACAATCGAAGAGGAGTTGAGGACATGAACAGTATCCCGATACCTGAAGGCATGCCGGGTTTGATCTCGGCAACGTTGGTCGGCAGCCGCGTGACGTGCAGTCCGCCACCCGCCGACACCGACCTGGACGTGCTGGTACTGGTAGGCGAGGACCAGTGGGACGAAGCTCAAGCGTTCCTGGTGGCGAACGGCTACGGACACGACGGTTCGGACATCAGCGACAAACTCGGCTTCGTGTCCGACTCGTGCTTCAAGTCCTACTCGCTCGGCGAGGTGAACATCATCGTCACACACGACGGGGATTTCCACGATCGGTTCTTGGCTGCGTCGTCGGTCGCCAAACGGTTGAACCTGCTGCAGAAAGCTGACCGTGTAGCGCTGTTCCAGGCTGTGCTCTACGGCAACTCTTGCGTGGACTTCTCGTGAGCAGCACTGAAGCCTATGTCGTGGACGGCGGTGAAGAACGCCGTCTGCGCAACCCCAACGAAGGTCCGGACGGCGAGATGGTACCGACAGGCGTGCAGCGGCGGGCTGGGCTCACCGGCGTGCTCCACCTGCTGGACCAGATCGCCCGGCGCGACGAGAGCCGTGACTTCCGAGTCGCGGCACGCGCTCAGGCGAACGTCGTCCGCGGGCTCCTGGGCCTGGAGACCAAGGACTACGGTGGTGAGGTCCAGGCCTCGCCTTCGCAACTGAAGATCGGCAACGTCACCGACGTGCTGGTGATCGAGAACAAGCCATGAGCCGTATTGCCGTCGTCAAGGTTCGCAAAGAGCCGCACTACCGCCGCCAGGCCATCGAGTCGGGCCTCCTGCGCTGCGGGTTCGCGCTCGCGGCCAGCATCAAGGCCCCGCAACTCCACAAGGACGACTGGCTGGTGCTCTGGAACCGCAAAGCTGGCGTCGAGGAGGCGGAGGCCGAGGACTGGGAGCGCCGGGGCGGCAGCGTCATCGTCATGGAGAATGGCTACTTAGCTAAGGTAGACAAGACCATGTACGCGATCAGCGTGGGCCAGCACAACGGCGCGGGCTGGTTCCCGGTGGGCGACGAGGACCGATTCACGAAGCTCGGGTTCGAGATCAAGCCGTGGCGCGAGGGTGGTGAGTACGTGCTGGTGTGCGCACAGCGCGGCATCGGCTCGAAGCTCATGGCCAGCCCGCCAGGGTGGGATCGCAAGATGGCCGAAAGCCTCAAGAAGATCATTCTGCTTCCGGTCAAGGTGAGGTCTCACCCTGGCAATTTCGTCGCCAAGGTGCCGCTGGTGACCGACTTGGCGAAGGCTGAATCGTGCGTCATCTGGTCCAGCGGCTCAGGGGTCAGGGCTCTGGTGGAGGGCGTGCCGGTGAACTACAGCGCGCCTCACTGGGTCTGCGAGCAGGCAGCAATCTCGTGGAGAGCGCGTCACGGTGGTGGGGTTCCGGTTTGCGACCTGTACCGTAAAGAGGCCCTCCACCGCATGAGCCACGGGCAGTGGCACGTAGACGAAATCACAACCGGCGAACCCTTCGCCAGAATCTTGGAAGGACTGAAATGAGCGACGAGGAAATGAAGCGTGACGCGGCCCGCTGGCGCTGGCTGCGCGAGCAGTCGAAGCAGGTGGCGCCTGTGGCGGCCGTGGTGTGGCAGACGCCACCCTTCGACGCCACCGACCTGGACACCGCGGCGGATCGCTACGTGGAGCATGACGAATGACCCCCTACCCCACCCTTGGCAAGCCGAAAGCCAAAGTCCTCCTCGACGCCTTCATGGAGGGCTGCGGCGATCTGAAGGAGAACGCCGCGGTCTTCTACGGCGTCAACGAGACCAACATCGAGCACTGGCGCGAGGTGCGCCGGTTCCGGCGGCCGTACTACTCGATCGACAACTCGTACTTCGACCAGACCCGCGGCTTCAAGGAGCCGCACGCGCAGTTCCGGATCACGAGGAACAGGTTCCAAGTGCCCGCGGTGGACCTCAAGTCTGACGGCTTTCGGTTCGCGGCGTTGGGCATCAAGCTGCAGCCGTGGCGGCACCCGACCGCCACCAGCCACACGCTGGTGTGTCCGCAGTCGGACGCGTTCATGCGTGACATCGCCCAGTACCCGGGCGACTGGGCGAAGGACACGATGCAGAGCCTGGCCCACGCCTCGCCGGTGGTGTTCCGCGCGTGGGGCCGCGACAAGCTGAAAGCTGCAAGCACCCTGCCGCACGACCTGGAGAACGCGCACCTGCTCGTGACCCACAGCTCCGCCGCCGCGGTTACGGCGCTCATCCACGGGGTGCCGGTTCAGGTGTCGAGCATGTCGGCGCTGTGGGGTTGCAATTTTGACGTTGGCAACGACAATTGCCCGGTCCGGCTCAACGTCATGGGTGTGCTGGCGGACAACCAATTTTCACTTTTGGAAATCAAACAGGGGGTGGCGTGGAAATGGCTAAGCAAGTGAAAAGCGGATGGTTCACAACTCCCGGTCGCCCCGGCGACCGCACGCTCCAGGACCAGATGAAGGGCTTGGACCACGTGTTCGAGTTCGTCCACGGCAAGACCGTGCTCGACATCGGTTGTGCTGAGGGCATGCTCACGGCCGAGATGGCTCACCGCGGCGCGGTGGCGGTGCACGGCGTCGAGGTGGTCAAGGCCCACGTCGAGACCGGCCGCAGGGTGCACGCAGACCTGGCGGCCTGCTTCGAGGTCGGCGACGCCAACGTGTGGGTTCCGAAGCGCAAGTACCACGTCGTGCTGCTGCTGGCGGTGCTCCACAAGCTGAAGAACCCCACCGAGGCGTGCGCCCGGTTCGCGGACGCAGCCATCGACATGGTGGTCATTCGCCTGCCGCCCGAGCACGCACCCACGATCATCGACTCGCGCAGCGGTAACAACCCCCACCACATCGACCGAGTGATGGAGGTTCGGGGCTGGCGGTTGGAGCGGGTGACGCGTGGGCACTTCATCGAGTGGTGCGGGACGTACGTGAGGAGTGGCGCGTGAAGATGGAAGTCAAGCACTACGATGCTGAGGCCCGGAAGTTCCTCGCGAATCTGAAGACCCACAAGGAGGACCCCGATCGGCGGGAGGTGGTCGGTCAGATCACGGTGGAGTCCCGCGGACGGCAGTTCGTCAGGAACATCCGGGACGGGGATGTCCTGGACATCGAAGCTGTACAACGAGAGGTTCAGACCCTCCACACCAAGAGGCGCAAGCTGTGACCGACCTGACCCCGCTGTACCGTGACATGGCCGCAGGCGGCCAGTCGTTCTTCGGCCTCTCGATTCTTCAGCACGAGAAGACGATCCGCAAGCTGGTCCGCAAAACCGGCGCCAAGACGATCCTCGACTACGGCTGCGGTCGCGGGGACGCCTGGGGCGCTGGTGGTAACCTGCACCGCGACATCGGCGTCAAGCGCAAGGACGTGACGCTGTACGACCCGGCGTTCAAGGGCAACGCCCGGGTGCTGCCCGAGGGCCGCAAGTTCGACGGCGTGCTCTGTAGTGACGTGCTGGAGCACGTGCCTCGCGAGGACGTGGACGCGCTGATCGACAGGCTGTTCGGGCACGCCAAGCTGTTCGTCTGGGCCAGCGTCTGCTGCCGGCCGGCCAAGAAGTGCTTTCCGGACGGCACCAACCTGCACGTCACCATCGAGCCGTACGAGTGGTGGCTCAAGAAGTTCCACGGCATGAACGCAACGCGGGTTGCGCCTCTCGACTTCTGCTTGACGGAGACACCATGACCGATGCTGACATTCACCGGCTTACCCAGATGCCGGACAAGG